GGGGGTGGGCCTGATGGCAAGATGGGGCCGGTGTGATTACCGGGAATTGAAGAAGCTGGATGAACGCCTTCAACAGCTTTCGGAAGTTGACATGGATCGGCTTTGCCGGGATGCCGCCAATGAAATTGCCCAAATCCTGTGGAACAAGGTAAAGAAAAGAACCCCGGTTGGTGTGGCCCCCAAGTTTGATGAACCCAAGACTGTAAAGGCCAAGGGTGCAAGCGGGAAAAGCCGAACCTTTCTTACCCGTTCCGGGGCTATCCGGGAACAGTATTGGGCCGGGTATCGGGGCGGTTCCTTGCGTGATGCTTGGACGATCCTTCCCATTGAAAAACAGGGGGATCAGTACACCGTGACTGTTATCAACAATTTGGAATATGCGTCCTATGTGGAATACGGCCACCGGCAAACACCGGGGCGCTATGTTCCCGCCTTGGGTAAAAGCCTGAAGGTAAGTTGGGTTCCGGGGAAATTGATGATGACTATTTCCGAACAGGAAGTAAAGGTTTTGGTTCCGTCCATTCTGAATGATATGTTGTATGAAGCCTTGAAGGGGGTGTTCAGTTGATCAATGAAATCATCAAAGGTGTTTCCATGAAGCTGAACGCCACCTTTGGAGCCGGGTATAAAATCTATCAGAATGATGTGGAACAGGGTTTCAAAGAACCCTGTTTTTTCATTGCCGTTCTGAAGCCCGACATTTCCCCGTTGCAGAAGAACCGGTTCATGAACCGGAACCCGCTGGATGTTCACTATTTCCCCACCAGCGGGAGGAACAACACCGAATTGTTCACGGTGGCCGGGGATTTGATGGAATGTTTGGAGTTCATCACCCTTCCCAATGGGGATGTGCTTCACGGAACTTCCATGAGTTATGAAGTTGAAGATGGGGTTCTTCACTTCTTCGTCAACTTCAATCTGACACTATCCCGCCCGTCCGAGGAAACCCCGATGGAAACCTTGGATGTGGATGTGGAGCCAAAGAAAGGGTGATTGAATGGCTACCAGAAAGAAAGCCACCACCGCACAGGAACCGCCCATCACGGCCCCGGTGGTATTCCCCAAAGAACGGGTGTTGACCTTCAAGAGATACGCTGACCGGCGTGATCTTCTGTCTGTCCTTTTGGAAGATGGGAAGGAATACACCCATGATCAGATTGATGGGCTGATCAAAGACTTTATGAAAGGTAAGGTGAACTAATATGGCCCTTGGCGGCGGCACCTTCTTGGTGCAGAACAAGGTTCTGCCCGGTGCATATATCAATTTCATTTCTGTGGCGCAGGCAAGCGCCACCCTTTCTGACCGTGGCATTGTCACCATCCCCCTTGCCATGAATTGGGGGCCTGAAGGCAAGATTTTCACGGTGGAACAGGCTGACTTCATCAAGAACAGTCAGAAGATTTTCGGCTATGCGTACACGGCGGATGAACTGAAGCCCATGCGTGAAATCTTCCTTCACGCCAAGACCGTTCATTTCTTCCGCCTTGGTTCCAGCGGCGTGAAAGCGTCCAACACCTACGCAACGGCCAAATACCCCGGCACCCGTGGCAATGATCTTCGGGTTGTGATCACGGCCAATGAAAACAGCACCGAACAGAAGCCCCTGTTCGATGTGCAAACCTTCTTGGGAACCGTTCAGGTTGATCTTCAGGAAGGTGTGGCCGCTATCACCGGCCTGAAGGCCAATGACTATCTGGATTGGAAGTCCAGCGGAACCCTTTCCTTGACCGCTTCCTTGCCCCTGACGGGCGGCACCAATGGCACCGTGGCCGATTCCGACTATCAGACCTATCTTGATCAGGCGGAAGCGTACACCTTCAACGCTATGGGTTGCACCGAGAGCAAGGCCACCATCACCGCCCTGTTTGCGGCTTTCGCAAAGCGTATGCGTGATGATGTGGGCAAGAAGTTTCAGGTGGTTCTTTTCCGCAAGCTGGCCGACTATGAAGGCGTTGTGAGCGTCAAGAACGGCCTGACTTCCGACAAGACTTCCACCGCCCTGATCCCTTGGGTTACGGGTGTGATCGGCGGCACGGCGGTCAATAAGAGCGCCACCAACATGACCTATGATGGTGAATACGATGTGGACACCGATTTCACGCAGACCCAGCTTGAAAACGGGATCAGGGAAGGTTCCTTCATGTTCCATCGTGTGGATGAAGCGGTGTGTGTCCTGACCGACATTAACAGCTTCATTTCCATCACGGATGAAAAGTCCAGCGACTTTTCCAGCAACCAGACGATCCGAGTTTTGGATCAGATTGCCAATGATATTGCCGTTCTGTTCGGCAAGAAATATCTTGGCAAGGTTCCCAATGATGCCGCTGGCCGGATTTCCCTTTGGAACGATATTGTGAAGCACCACACGGAACTTCAGGATATTCGGGCCATTGAGAACTTCAGCGGCGAAAATGTGACGGTTGAAAAGGGCGATACCAAGAAATCCGTGGTGGTTACTGATTATGTGACCCCCGTGAACGCTATGGAACAGCTTTATATGACCGTCTATGTTCAGTAAGGAGGTACAACCATCATGGCAGATAGAACCATCATGAACGCCAAGGATGCTGTTTCCGCTTCCTTGGCTGAATGTTTCGTGACCATCGGGGATAACCGTTACAACTTCATGCAGGCTATCAACCTTGAAGCCAACTTTGAGAAGAACAAAACGGAAGTTCCCATTTTGGGCAAGACCGGCAAGGGCAATAAGGCCACCGGCTGGAAGGGTACGGGTTCCGCCACCTTCCACTATAACACTTCCATCTTCCGTGAGCTGATGAAGCGTTATAAGGACACCGGCGAGGATGTCTATTTTGACATTCAGGTGACAAATGAAGATCCCACTTCTTCTGTGGGCCGTCAGACCGTGATCCTGAAGGATTGCAATATGGACGGCGGCTTGCTTGCCAAGTTTGACGCTGATGCGGAATACTTGGATGAAGATATGGACTTCACCTTTGAAGATTTCGAGATGCCCGAAACCTTCAGCCTTTTGGCCGGTATGCAGTAAGCAGAGCGCCCCGGCCTTACTTCGGTAGGGGCCGGGGCCTTTTTTCGTATCAAAATATAGGAGGAAAAAACAATGAGCCTGTCCGCTTTTTTGGCTGAAAACGCCGTTCCCGTTGAGAACATCAAGTTTGTTGCTTCCAAACGCTTCTTGGGTGAGGATGGCAACCCCATTCCTTGGGAGATCAAGACCATCACCGGCACCGAGGATGAAGCCCTTCGGAAGTCCTGTGCCAAGCGTGTTCCGGTTCCCGGCAAGAAGAACCAGTATCAGAAGGAAACCGACTATGATCTTTACCTTGGCAAGCTGGCCGTGGCTTGTACCGTGTTCCCCAATCTGAATGATAAGGAACTTCAGGACAGCTACAAGGTCATGGGCGCTGATGCCCTTCTGAAAACCATGTTGACCCCCGGCGAATACGCCGAATACCTGACCAAGATTCAGGAAGTGTGTGGTTTCGATACCACCATGCAGGATGAGGTTGATGAAGCAAAAAACTGATCTGTGAAGGTGATGGTGAAGCCAACATTGCTTACTATTGCCTTCACGAACTTCATTTAACACCTTCCGCCTTCTATGCTTTGCCCCGGCGTGAACGGGCCTTCATCATTGCGGCCATTGATGTTCGGGTGGAAGCTGAAAAGAAGAAGCAGAAGGAAATTGAACGCAAACAGCGCCGGGGCCGACACCATTAAGGCCCCGGCTTCTATTCTCCAAGAAAGGTGGTGATCCCTGTGGGAACTATCCGGGCCGCTGTTGCCCTTTATGATGGTGTTACCAGCCCCCTTCAGAGTATGCACAAGGCAATGGGGGTTGTGCTGAACACCTTTGAAGCCATGCAACAGGCTTCCGGTAGAGCCGTTGACACGGCGGCAATCCGGGAAGCCCGTGAAGAATGGGCGAAAGCGGGAACCGCCTTTGATGCCATTGAAGAAAATATCAGACAAGCCAACAACGAACAGCAGAATTTCAACAATTCCATCCGTGGGGGTAGCAATTCCGCCAACGGGCTTCTGTCCATCATCAAGAAAGTTGCCATTGCCGCTGGTGGTATCGCCGGGATCAATAAGGTGCTGAACATTTCGGATGAATTGGCAAGCACCAAAGCCCGATTGAATTTGCTTGTGGATGATGGCGGTTCCGTTGAAGCCTTGGAACAGAAGATCATGGCTTCCGCCCAGCGTTCCCGATCCGCTTATTTTGACACCGCTTCCGCCGTTGCGAAACTTGGCCTGAACGCCGGTAACGCCTTCGGTGGCAATATGGATCAGGTCATTGCCTTCATGGAACAGGTGAACAAACAGTTTGTTATTGGCGGTGCTACGGCCCAAGAGCAGAGCAACGCCATGATCCAGCTTACACAGGCAATGGCGGCGGGTGCGCTTCGTGGTGAAGAACTGAACTCTATTCTGGACGGTGCGCCGGGTATCGCAAGAGCCATTGAAAAGTATATGGGAATTGCGGAAGGTTCCATCAAGACGGTTGCACAGGAAGGCAAGGTAACGGCTGAAGTGGTGAAGAACGCCATGTTTGCTATGGCGGACGAAACCAACGCAAAGTTTGATTCCATGCCCAAGACTTGGGCGCAGATTTGGGTTGATATGAAGAATCAGGCCCTTTCCATGTTCGCCCCGATCCTGACCAAGATCAACCAGCTTGGGAACAGCACCAAGTTCCAGAAAGTGACCACCGGCCTGATCAACGGCCTTGCCGCTGTTGCAAATGTAGCTTCTTCGGCGCTGGATATTCTGATTGCCATTGCTTCTGTGTTCGTGGATAATTGGGGGATCATTCAGCCCCTTGTTTTGGGGATTGCGGCGGCAATGCTGTTGTATAACGGCTATCTGATTGCCAACAATGCAATCACCGCTATCAGCAATGCACAGAAGGGCATTGCGGCGGTTCAGGCGTACAAAGCCGCCGTTGCAAACACTACCCTTGCCGCTACCGAGAAGGCGGAAGCAATGGCAAAGGCAAGCGCCACAGCCGCACAGTACGGTTTCAATGCCGCTTTGCTGGCCTGTCCGCTGACTTGGATTCTGCTGATCATCATTGCCGTGATTGCGGCCATTTATATGATCGTGGCGGCAATCAATAAGCTGAAAGGAACCAGCATTTCCGCAACCGGCATTATCGCCGGTGCTTTTGCGGTGCTTGGGGCCTTCCTGATCAATTCCTTTATTGTACCGGCACAAAACGGCTTCGCAACCTTCGCCAACTTCATTGGGAATGTGTTCAACAATCCCATTGCCGCCGTGGAAGTGGCCTTCTATGATATGTGCCTAACTGTACTTGGGTACATTTCCAAGCTGGCCCATGCCATTGAAAATGTTATCAACAAAATCCCCGGTGTGACTGTTGATATTACCAGCGGCCTTGATAACTTCTATGCTGGAATTGAAAAAGCCCAACAGAAAGTGAAGGATGAATCCGGTTGGGTGGAATATGTCAAGAAGATGGACTTCATTGATTATTCCGATGCCGCTTCCGCTGGTTACAAGTTCGGCCAAGGGATTGATGATAAGATCGGCGGGATGTTCGATGCTTCCGGTTTGGATTCTATGGGGGCTTTTGATTTGAGCAACACCCTTGATGGAATCTATGGAAACACCGGTGACACCGCCGCCAACACAGCGGCCACCGCTGATGCCTTGGATATTGCTGAAGAAGATTTGGCCTATCTTCGTGACATTGCGGAGCGTGAAGCAATCAACCGGTTCACTACCGCTGAAATCAAGGTTGAACAGCACAATGAAAACCACATTTCCAAGGATGCTGATTTGGATGGGATCATGGATGCTTGGGCCAATGATTTTGCGGAAAAGCTGGAAGTTTCTGAAGAAGGGGTGCATGAGTAATGGCGTATAAACTGTATATGGCGGGAACGCTTATGCCCATCACCCCTTCCAAGGTGACGGTGAAGATCAATAACCAGAACAAGACCATGACCCTAATCAATGGGGAAGAAATCAACATTCTGAAGGCCGCTGGCCTTTCGGATGTGTCCTTTGAATTGGTTCTTCCCCAAGTGTCCTATCCCTTCAGCAACGGTGGAGCGCAAAGCGCCGCCTATTACCTGTCCTTGTTTGAACGGCTGAAGGTGAGCAAGACCCCGTTCCAATTCATCCTGAACCGACAGAAGCCCGGTGGCGGGATGTTCCATTACACCAATTTGACCGTTGGCCTTGAAACCTATGAAATCACCGATGATGCCGGTGAAGGCTTTGATGTGAAGGTGAAGATCAACCTGAAACAGTACAGAGCCTATGGCACCAAGACCGTGACCGTACAACCGGCCAAGACTTCCGGGGGAACCGCCACCGCAACGGTTCAGGCGGCACCCCGGCCCACCACTACGGCCCCGAAAGCCGCCACCTATACGGTGAAGGCCGGGGATTGTCTTTGGAACATTGCCAAGAGGCAGTTGGGCAACGGGGCCGATTACACGAAAATCTATAATCTGAACAAGGACAAAATCAAGAACCCGAACCTGATCTATCCCGGTCAGGTTCTTACTTTGCCTTCCTGAAAGGGGTGATTCCGTTTGGCAGTTGAATTGTTCATCCAGCATAACAGCACCATTCAATTCCCTGTTGTCGAGGAAGGCGCACGGCTGACCTTGGAACGCAAGGGAACCCCCGGCAAGTTGGAGTTCACCGTTGTCAAGGGGCCGGGGCTGAACTTTGCTGAAGGTGATCCGGTGAAGCTGACTGTGAACGGAACCGCCATGTTCTATGGCTTTGTGTTCAAGAAGAAGCGTGACAAGGGCGGCACCATTGATGTTGTGGCCTATGATCAGTTGCGCTATCTGAAGAACAAGGACACCATCACGGAAGAAGGGCTGAAGGCTTCTGACCTTCTGAAGCGCATTGCAACAGATTTCCGGTTGAACCTTGGCACGGTGGAAGATACCGGTTATACCCTTGAAACCATCGTGGAAGAAAACCAAACCCTGTTTGATATGATCCAGAGCGCCCTTGATGAAACCCTGATGAATACCAAACAGCTTTATGTTCTATATGACGATGCCGGGAAGCTAACCCTGAAGAACATCAATACCATGAAGCTGAACCTTCTGATTGATGAAGAAACCGGGGAAAACTTCAGCTATGAATCCAGTATTGATGAACAGACCTATAACAAGATCAAGCTGGCCTATAACGATGAAAAAACCGGTAAGCGGGAATTGTTCATTGCACAGGACGGGGCAAAAATGAACCAATGGGGTGTTCTTCAGTATTTTGAAGAAGTTCAGACCAAAACGGGCGCTTCCGCCAAGGCGGATGCCCTGTTGAAGCTGTACGATCAGAAAACCCGCAAGCTGACCATTCAGAACGCTTTCGGTGATGTGCGGGTTCGTGCTGGAAGCGCCGTGGTGGTGGCCCTGAACCTTGGCGATATTGTCACCAACAATTACATGGTGGTGAACAAAGTCACCCATACCTTCAGGGGTGATGAACACATGATGGAACTTGACCTGATCGGGGGTGAATTTATTGCCTAATCCTGTTGAAGTGGTAAAACGGGCGGCGGTGGAAGCTGTGGAAGCCGGGAAACCGGTGAACATCCTGTTTGGAACTGTCCTTTCCGCTTCACCCTTGAAAATTCAGGTGGATCAGAAATCCATCTACACTTCCAAAATGCTGATCCTAACCCGGAATGTGACTGATTTTGAAGTTGATATGACGGTGAACCACAGCACCGAGGACAAAGGCGGTGGTTCCGGTGCGGCGGCTTATGAAGCCCACAAACACGCCTATGTTGGCAAGAAAACCTTCAAGGTTCACAACGCTTTGAAGGCCGGTGAAAAGGTGCTTCTGATCCGGGTTCAGCAAGGAAAGAAATTCGTGGTTATTGACCGAGTAAAGGGGGCTTGATGATGATTCCGCAAGTGCAGGATGATATTAAACAGGATTTCACCATTGAAACCCTTCCAAGCCGTACTTTCAGGATGAACCACAACAACCTGACCATCATCGGCACCATTGATGAAATCCAAGCTGTGGAACAGGCGGTTTTTCTGATCCTGAACACAGAACGCTATGAATGGTTGATCCATTCTTGGGATTATGGGGTTGAACTTCATAATCTGATCGGGAAAGATGTGGAATACTGTATTCCCGAAATTGAACGCCGGGTTCGTGAAGCCTTGCTTCAGGATGATAGGATCACGGCGGTTCAGAACTTTGAATTTACGGTGAACAAAAAGAAAGTGCTGACTACCTTCACGGTGGTCAGCATTTTTGGCGAAATCAATGCAGAATTGGGGGTTGAAATCTGATGTATGAAGCACAGACCTATGAAGCAATCCTTTCCCGAATGCTTCAGAAGGCGCTTTCCATCAATGGCAATTTGGACACCCGTGAAGGTTCGTTGGTTTGGTGCGGTGATGCCCCCGCCGCCGTGGAATTGCAGAACCTTTATATTGCCCTTGATACGGTGCTGAATGAAACCTTTGCAGACACCGCAACCCGCCCTTATCTCATTTTGAGGGCGGCAGAAAGGGGGCTGAAACCGCAACCGGCAAGCCCCGCCGTGTTGCAGTTGAGCATTACACCAACCACCTTGCACCTTCCCATGAACACCCGCTTTTCCATTGGAGAACTGAACTATTATGTTTCGGCTGACCGTGGAAGTGGTAAATATGAAATCACCTGTGAAACCGCTGGTGAAGCCGGTAATGACTACACCGGAACGGTGATTCCCATTGAGTATGTGGACGGGCTTGAAACCTGTTCCATTTCCGCCGTGGTGATCCCCGGTGAGGATGAAGAAGATACCGAGGTTTTCAGACAGCGTTACATGGATAGCCTGAACGCCCAAGCCTTCGGCGGCAACCGTGCGGATTATCTGGAAAAGGTGAACGCCATTCCCGGCGTGGGCGGTGTGAAGGTATATCGGGTTTGGAACAGCGATTTGAACCCGGCCAAGCTGATCCCGCCCACGGGAACCGACACTTGGATCAGCGGCCTTTCCGGTGTGTCCGAGGAAATCAAGGCGTGGTTGAATGCCGTGTATGCGGCGGGAGCCAATAGCAAGCTGACCGTGGGCGGAACCGTGAAGCTGGTGATCATCAACAGTTCCTTCAAGAAGCCTTCGGAAGCCCTTGTGGATCAGGTGCAGACCGCAGTTGACCCCCTTCAGAACGCCGGTGAAGGCGTGGGCATTGCCCCCATCGGCCATGTGGTGAGGGTTGAAGGCGTGGGTGAAGATACCATCAACCTTTCCTTCGATCTGTACTATCAGCGGGAATGGAGTTGGGATGATGTTTCCGCCTATGTCACGGAAGCAATCAACGGTTACTTCTTGGAACTGGCCCAAAGTTGGGCAGACCAGAATGAAGCCCTTGTGGTTCGTATCAGTCAGGTGGAAAGCCGCCTGTTGGGAATCACCGGTATTCTGGATATTGCCAACACCAAGATCAACGGTGAAGCGGCGAACTGTACCCTGACCCTTGACCACATTCCGGTTTTGGG